AGATAGATGCCGTTGGCGTTTGAGTTGACGACCTCTCCCACGGTGAAGGAGGCCGAGGCATTGGAAATATTCAGGGTGAAGCCTTCGGCCGAGTTATCCAACTGTGTGTTATAATATCCACTGATGATATCCGTATCGATGGAATAAACTTTTTGATCGATGATATTTCCGATGGAAAATGTCGCGCCTGATCCGCCTCCACCAACCACGGTGATCTGGGCATTGACGGAGAAGCCATCGCCACCATCCGCCAGCGTGAACACCACCTTGCCATTTTCTGAATGGATCGAGGCGACTCTTCCTAGGGCCGAGGCACCGCTACCAGTGATATTGACCACATCACCGACATTAAACTGACCACCACCATCATCAATCGAGATAGCCGAGAGAGAGCCGATGATTGTCGCCGTGTTGAAAGTTGTGAGTTGAGGAAGATCAACCGAGAGAACATATTCACCATATCTGAAGTTGCCCACCACGTTGGAGAGCGTCAGAACATTGATAACCTTGTTGTTCAGCGTGATGAGGTTATAATCTTCCACCAGCGCCGTGGCGAGGCTGGATGAGGAATAGATGGTGCAACCAACCATCTCTGGCAGGAATTGATTGTTGGTGACCTCGATATAGGATTTCTGGACCCATGTGTTGTTGGATGTTCTGAAAAGATTCTGGCCGGGATAATAGAACTCGATATCTTCGTTGAAGAGAATTCTGAACAGCAACTCATAACCACGCTTGGTTCCTGTGGCTCTCCATAGGTCTTGAATATGTTTAATTAGAAGTCTCGTATCAACCATGAGATTGTTGGGCAGGGAGCCGAGATATTCGTCCTTGAAATATTGTACAAAATCATCGGGCGTGGTGTCGATGTCACTATATTCGCCCAACTTTCTAGAATGATAAAGAACGTTGTTGGCCGACTCCATCCACTGATAATAGGCCTTGGTGAAGGAGACGAAGGTGTTGCCGTCAGGACCACGATAGAAGGCAGGGAACTGACCCGGAATATATTGGTTTGTGATTAATTCGGTCATCAGTTATTCGCGATGTTGATGAAGAGCCCACCGATGGAGTCCACTTCGATAATATCATTTCCCACAGGGTAAATATCCTGATTCTGTGGCGTGGCGTAGATCGAGAGACTTGTGTACCCATTGGGATATCCAGAAATATTCATGTTGGTCATATTTATGTAGCCATTCGCATAGTTGACCGTGCCAATCTGGGTCGGATTTATAACCGCGTTATTGGAGAAATATTGGATGATATAAACCAATGAGGAAGGCGTGTTGGGAACAATCTTATCCGTCAGCACATAAGTATTTGATCCCATCATGAAAGGCGACGACGCCATGGCGGTGATGGGATTATTGAAGACGACAGTAGCCGAGGCGTTGGTGTTGAGGATGACGCTTACATCCTTTCGCATCATGATAGAAGTCTCATTACTCAGGATGGATTCATCGATATCATTGATACTCTGGACCAGCTTTGAATATCTGAATGGCGTGGTGAACTTCTGAAGATTGTTGCTGGAGAAGTTGATGATGTTATTCGAGACCACGGTCTTGTAGTCGGAGGCCGAGATGGTTGACTGTGTGAAGTCCACATGCACGTTAGAAGTCACCTGAAGGTAGAGAATAGAAGGATCAACGAACATCACCTGATAATTTATGATGTCATAGTTTTGAATGAAAGTCTGGATTTGATTTTTGAGAGCGGCGGTGGCGGGGTTGCCGTTGTTTGTCACCAGCGCAATGAAGATGATACCGAACTGCACCCCTGTCGTCGTGATCCCGCCTGAGTAGACGCTACAGTCGGTAATAGACGGGAAATTTTCCAAAACCAGAGTCTTGAAGTTATTCGTGGTAACGGCGTTTTCCTGCGTCTGATAATGACGAGGATTATTAAAACGAATCGAGTCGATTGATTCCGCCGATGATCCACCCGAGGAAGAACTTAAAGGCGTGATGGAAACGTAGTAAGTCGAGCCGCCATTATAGGCAGAGAGACTAGATGAAAGTGAGAACATGTTGACGTAGTTAGCATCCGCGCCATTGGTGACGCGATAGGTGGCGACGAGGGTGGAACCAGACTGAGGAACATATCCCATCACGCCATCACCAAATTGAATCTGATAGTTGTTAGATGAAGCCGCCTGAAGGAAGTAAATATGTGAATTACTATTCAGACCATAAAGATTCTTGGCCTCGGTGAAGATTGTGTTGGTCGATCCGGCATTTTCCGCGACATAGACGGAGAGCGAATTGGTGTCGATGTTGGGGCTTGAAAGAGTGAATAGTTGGTTGTTGACGCTGTTGTCCACAGAAAATATGTCGGCCTTGTTATAGCCTTCGTATATCACCACATTGGCGAAGTAGAAATTATTGTTGGATGAGGTAATCACATAGTTCTGGTCGGTGACAAACGAGAATGATCCGTTGGAATTCTGTCCACTGAAAATACTGCCACGAGGAATTTCAAATGTGTTGATGTTATTTGCCTGAATGGTGATGTTCAGGGATGTCGAGGCGGAAGACATCGAGTAAGGAATATAATTCAGTTCCTTGGCCTTGGAGACCAGACTGTCACGAAGTTGGGCCGAATCATTGAAACGTTCCGAGAACGACATATTCATATAGAAAGAGTTGATGAATGTGTTACGCGCCAGCACATCGAGCAGCACGTTCATGTTCGATCCGCTGAAATCATAGTCACGGAAAATAGACTGATTCTGGAGCCAATTTATTTGATTGGCCTTCAGGGTATCAGGATCAAGGCTCGTGAGGGTGATATTTGTGTTGGCCATATCTTCTTTCTTTTTATAGATATTTATTGCTTCATACAACCTTCATGTGGTGGGTGTGGACCATGGTTCCAAAATCTGTTTCTTTGGATTCTGTCTTGATGTGTTTTAAGTTTGTTCCACGAGGCAGGATCATCTCTCTCTCGGTCGATAATCCTAAATTCGCGGCATAGGCGGTAGGATGACCCTTGGGAACATGAATTTTCATGATATGTTTCACAAGATTTGATTTTGATACATGATTCCCGGCGAATTCATGTGCAACTCTTTCCCTCAATGAGGTAGAAAGATAGGCAGGATGATGAACAATACCCCCAGAATTCATGTGCTCCCTTGGGTCGATCTTGGTTCCACTATAGACTTTTAGGCTTGTGGGTGACTTGTGACTTGCTATGGCGGCATCAAGAGCCTGTGATTTGTCGTGTAACTCATGATTAGTATAGTCATCATGTTCATATTCTTCCCCATGATGCTTCGCCCAATGATAACCATTCATGGCTCGGGCCACACGAGACTTCTGATAGTCTCTAATCGCTCCAAAATGAGGATATTCATAGTCATAATGACTAGATATTTTATGATCTACAGTTGAGGCTCTGCTTTTATCATCAACAATTTCTCTTAAATATTTCATTATCGCACCCTTGTTAAAATAACCGTGACGGAAAGATTTGGAGCATTCTGTATAGAGAAGTAAATCACCACACTGAGGGCATTGGGGATGGTTTGTGAATCGACAGTGATGCCAAGCACGGCGGCGCGAGGCTCGTTATGGCCGATAGCATCCATGAGCGTCTGCTTGACGACGGATTCTGTCAGCGTGTCGGATAATCCAAATAATCCATAGTTACCAGACTGACCGATGGTCTCATCATAAAGTCTTTCCCCCAGAATGGTTCTGGCAATATTTTTGATGGACTGCTTGACGGAATTTTCATTGGTGACCTTGGCCAGATCATTCGAGAAGGGAGCCTTGAGGAAATTATCGGTGAAGTCGGAGTAGAGAACTCCTAACTTGCTGGTGATGGTCTGATTGTTGGCGATATTCATCTAACTTCCTTTTAATTATTTATTTTACCACGTACCGCCATCAAGATCAGCTAGGTCTGATGTCAGAAGAGCCTGAAGATATGTATTTGTGACATCTCCTGTTCCAAAAGATGATGTTGAATTTATGACGACATTAACAGTAGAATTACCAATAGTTATAGAATTTGATACCGAAATTATATTATTAACTGATAAATTATTACTTATATTTACGGTATTTGTAGAATAATCGAATGAAAATGCATTCGTTGCGTTAAATGTATTTCCCTGATTAAATTGAATATTGGTGTTGGTCCCAGCAGCCGAGATGGTTGTGGTTGTCCAAAAGGCACCATTACCATTAGAGGCGAGAGACTGCCCCGGTGTTCCCAAGGAACCATTGGCCATCACACCAAGCTGGCCGATATTTAGAACGGAGGTATTGACAAATTGAACAGGATCACCGATCATAATTGCTGGCGTGATGATCATCGTGGAATTAATCTGGGTGTTTGTCACGCTGTTGCCGACCACCAGCAGGGTGTTGCCAGAAATATTATTCATAAAGTAGAAGGTAACGTTGGCGTAGGCGTTGGGCGTCGTGATATTATGGTTGGCGGTGGCGTTATGTTGAATATAATTATTACTATTCAACGTCATGGTGTCAACGGAGGTAAGCTGAAGCTTCTTCTGACCTAGAACGTCATAGTTTCCACCTGTGTACTGACCAAATTCGGAGTTGACATTTTCATACTTGACGCCACCGATGAAGGTAACCTTGTCGCCCATGACATTATGATGTTGATCACCATCATTAACATCTGACGTGACGCTGCCGGATGTCGAATGAATATGAGCACCCGTGCCATGCGTGTAATGGGTACCCTTGGTTACCTGTGTGGTGTCTCCACCAGCCGCTTGCCACTTATCCCCACCATGCTCGTTATGGTGGTCGGAAGTGACCTGAGAGACCGTGGAGCCTCCAACTTTATTATGGTGATTAAGATCGACGGTGGAAGTATGTCCCAGCTTGGAATAGTTGAAACTCTGACCCATCTTAAGGTGTTTGTGACCCGCGCTGTTGTCAACCTCTTCGAAGGTTCCTAGCTTATGCCCCATCGCCTGTGACTCATTATTAGGCGTCTCATCGACACGGTTCCATGATCCATCTCGAAACTGTTCGAATCTGACGTAGGGATAATCTCCCGGCAACATTAGGCTGGGTAGACGAACATTTGTGTTAGATGTTGTATTTGATACCAAAAAATCATTCCTCTTTTTTATATTTATCGCTTGACGTGGCCTTCTTTTTCGTTTAGAAGTGTCAGACACAAGGAGTTTTAAAATGCCTGATCCAAAAATTCGATACACCAATCTGGTCTGTGTTTCCTACAAGGCCAACGCCTTAACGACCGAGTACCATTTCATGGGCCTCACCAAGGAAGAGGCCGACGCCAAGCTTCAGGAGTTTCTGAATAAGAAGTCTCCTGAGCCTGCTCCCGCCCCTGTGGTGGAGGCTCCCAAACCCATTCCCGTCGTCTTCCCCTCTTTCGCCCCGTCTGCGTCTCCCTCTCTCACCTTCTCCGACACCAAACATGATCAACCCCTTTATGGCAACACCGGAAAGACGTGGATGATTTCTAAGGAGAAACATGAGCGTGTCAGAGTAGACGCCGACAAGGTGGAGAGCTATCTTGCTGCCGGATATATCAAGGGTGGACCCCGCACTTCAATCGATTGAGAAGGAGATTTAAAATGGAATATCGTGCTAGTTACATACGTGAGTTGATGCCGAAGAAGCCTTCCACCTTCGAACTGATGCAGGAGCAAATGGTCGTTGTGGCGAAAGGGTGGACATCGAGTTCTTCATTATGCAATGTATTTTTCCGAGGAAGAGGCTGTTTCTCTTCGGGAGAAATTTGAAAAACTTGGGTTCATCGTAAATGTAAATAAAAATGCATTTGGTGATGAATATGACAATTCTCACTTGATTTCTATTCATTGGTGAAAGGAATAATATCATGGAAAAGCATCCTCTACAGGTGGCGCTGGAATCCTTGGCCGAGGAATATGACTTCAGGGTTCGGCCCTATTCAGGTCGTGGAATGTATGGGGCCGAATGCCTCGCCATCTTCGGTGAAGACATTAACCCGATGCAAATCGGCTTTCTCGTAGGCCGAGATTATAGTATGGATTTTCATCATCTAGATGGTTGGAAAAAAGACACCATGGGTCATCATCGAGTTGTTTACTATTGGCCTCAGATCGATTATGTTGGAGGTTGGTTGAATGACGATGACTAACCACCAAATTTGGTTTTCGATTGTTTTGTTTTGTCTTATCTTACACTTTTTGGGAGTATTTTAAAATGGTAAATTATGAACGAAAGTATGTAGAAGTGATGCTTGCCGGATGGCTTGGTTTTCATATGAAGAGCCTAGACGAGGCCATCACATATCTACAAGGACTGAAGGCGCAATATGGTGACAACTGCACCATCAATGAGTATAATGATAGTTATGATAGTAAATATCTCGGTCTTTTTCAGGAGATTCCTGAGACCGACGCACAGATGAAAGTTCGTATCTCTCAGGAAGAGGATTTGGAAAAGCGCCGTTACAAGCAAGAGCGTCTTCAATATGAAGAACTGAAGAAGAAGTACGGAAAAATTTCTGCACTATAGGCCTAGCTCATTCTCTGTTATTATCTGAAATTCCCATTCACGAGATTTACAATATTCTCGTGCATATTTCCATTTTGCATCGTTGATGGCGTAGGTCAGAACATCGTTAATAAACCCTTTAGACATTCTTTTTCCCTTGACAGGTGGAAGAGTCTGTTTGAAGGGTTTTATTTCGACCATGATAGTTTTAATAACTCCGTTACGATCCCGAATCTTGATCACGGCGTCAGGAAAGTATCGGTGCTTCTTGTTATCCTTGGGAGAGATGTAAGGAACTATAACTTCTTCCGACGACCACTCCAAGACATCAGGCCGGGAGTCGAACTGCATATAAAGTTTTAATTCCCATGAGGATCGGTAGACGATGTTTGAAGGATCACCTTTATATTTCTGTGGGTTCTTCGCCCTGAACATTCCTTGATGATATCTGGGCATTCATTCTTTCCAATAAATATGTTTGTAATATTTATCAGAAGGAACGAACTTGGCCTTTATAACAAATATATTAAAAGACCTTGAGATTGCTGGTGTCATCACCGCTGCCGTTGGAACTGCGGCGCTGGTGGCGACAGCAGCAGAGGTATATAGTCTTTCGGGATCAACAAACGCAACAGATTATACTAATTCTCAGACCACAGTATATCCTACTGATCTTTTAAGTTCATCATCGGCCAACAACGACTTCTGTATGAAGTTTGATTTTTATCAATATCAAAGACCGACCATCTTCAGTAACGTTTTTACAAAACCGTTCGGAACAATCGTCCTTCCCATTCCCACGAACATCGTGGATCACCAGAGCATCGGTTATGTGGATTCAGACCCAACAAATCCCGCCCTAGGCGCGGCGCTGGATGGCATGGTGGGCTCCTATAGGAATAATCAGGCCAACTGGATGGCGTCGGCCGTAGAGTCTCTTGGACCAGCGTTATATGGCGCTGGAACGGCCGGG